GGGTTAGACAATCCTAAATGGAATCTAAAAATTATTGGAACAGTACATGATGAGTTAATTACAGAGATTAATAATCGATATATTGAAGAAGTTACAATAGGTATTAAAAAAGCTATGGAAAGTGTGGTTACTTTTTGTGTCCCTGTAATAGCTGATATAAGTGTTGGTAAAACATATGAGGAAGCTAAATGAATAAGTATAAAATTAATAAAGAATTAAATACTGTTATAATATCCTTACAAAATAGATTATTAGAGACAGTTAGTAAAACAATTATTGATTTAGATGATTTGGATAGAGTTAAAGAGTATGTTTGGTGTATGAGACCTGATGGTTATGTATTTAATTTTACTGTTGGTAGACTACATAGGTTTATAATAAATGCTAAAGTGGGAGAAGAGATAGACCATATAAATCGTATTGTACTAGACAATAGAAAAATTAATCTTAGGATTGTAACTAGAAGTCAAAATCAAATAAATAAAGATTTACACTGTAACAATACTACTGGGTATAAAAATATTCAATGGGATGTAGCTAGAGAAAAATGGAAAGTTTACATACAAAGAGAGGGTAAAAAACTTATTCAAAAAAGATTTGATACAATAGCTGATGCTAAAGAGTTTAGAGACTATATAATAGAAGAAGTTTATAAAGAAAATAAAGTGTGTGAATTTAAATGAAAGAATTAAGAGGTGCACATAAGATAGCAGAGAGTAAACATCAGAGTGGAGTAGATGATTTATGTAGAAGGTTATTAAGTAAATCATATGTTGATGATGTGTTAACAAACAAAGTTATTAATGGATATGAAATTGATTTATTAGTTAGAACTGAACTTGGATGGACTCCTTGGGAATATAAAACTAATCATACTAAGAAAGGATATTATAAAGCAAAGAAACAATTAGGTCGTAGTGTATATTTAGCTGACCATATTACATATAAGTCTAGTGGTTATGGTGTGTATGCAACAAGTACTACAGCACCAAGGATAATAATTAAGGGGTATAAATTAGTAAGATGAGATATGAAAAACCAAAGAAAGGTCTTTGTCCATACTGTTATTCTGGTTCATTAGAATATGATGAATTAAATAAACAAGTATATTGTGGTGCGTGTAGATACGCAGTTATTATAAAGTATATGGAACATGATGAGATGGAAATGAGAACAATTATAGGTGGAAGAGAATGAATAGTTTAGTGATATTAGGTTGTGCGGTTATAGGAGCACTCACAATAGGTTTATTTATGTTTATTTTTGGTATAGGATTAATAACAATAATGAGTTGGTGGTAGGAAATGAGTCCAGAAGATAGAGGAGAAAAATGGTTTGCAGGTAAACAGTGTTATGAATGTATGTCTTGTGGAACCTTAGTTGAGTATCAATGGCAAGATGATGACAGTTGTAGTTGTGAGGAAGAGGATGAATAGAAGAGGAAAGAGAAAGTTTACAACCTATATAATTAAACAGTTATGTCCTAGATGTAGTCATTCTAAGGCATTTCAACATAAGAAGAACGTAGGAGTTAAATGTAGCAGGTGTGGAAATGAAGAATACTAAATATAGTATAACAAGTAATGAAGTTAAGTTGTTTAAACATTTAGATAACTTGAAGAGTATTCAAAATGGTGTAGCTAAACCAGTAATGTTTCATATAGCTCCAACTAATAAATGTAATATGACATGTACTCATTGTTGTTTTGAAGGTAGAGATAAGAGTTTAGAATTAAGTACTAAAGAATTAAGTGACTTATTAGAGTCGGTTAAGATAGTAGGTGCTGAAGCTATTGAATGGACAGGTGGTGGTGAACCCACATTATATAGAGGGTTAGCTGATGCAACTAGACAAGCTAAAGATTTAGGGTTAGCTGTTGGTATGTGTACTAATGGTTTAGTAAAGAATGTTGATTTAGACTATTCATTATTCGATTGGGTTAGAGTATCTATGAATGTATTTGATAAGTATAAAGACAGGTCTGCTTGGAAGAGTACAGTTAAAGAGATGCAAGAATTTACCAAAGTTACTGCATGTTATGTAGCTAGTAAAGATATAACAGAATCAATATTTTATGATATTACTTCATTTGCTAATATGAATAAAATACCAACTAGAATAACTCCTGATTGTATTCAACCTAAAGAAGATATACAAGAATTAATTGATAAATTAAAAGGTTATGAAGCTAAATTATGGGATAATAAATATGCTTTTATATCTGATTTCAATACTTATTTAGGCGACAGAATAGATGACAAATGTATGATACATATGATTAAACCATTTGTATTCCCAGATGGTTTTGTATACTCATGTCCTAGTTCAGAATTAGCACCAGAGAATGGTAAGACAGTACCTGAAGCTTTTAGAATATGTGCTATAGATGATATAGTTAGATATTATGAGAAAGAGTTTCAAATCAAAGATAGAGGGTGTAGCTATTGTAAATACACCAAACAAAATGAAATATTAAAGAGTTTAATAGTAGAGGTAGATGATGTCAAGTTTGTTTAATAAAGATTATTATGAAAATGGTATAACTAAAGGAGTATCTGGTTACGAAAACTTTAGTTATATGCCAACTAGAAGTTATGAGGAAGCGTTAAGTATTTTGGATAAATGTAATATACAATTACAATTGGCTGATAATGTATTAGATTTTGGTTGTGCTAAAGGATTTTTGGTTCATACTTTGAGGCAATTAAATATAAATGCTTATGGTGAGGATATAAGTGATTATGCATTAAAACAGGCACATCCATCTGTGAAAAAATATCTTAGTAAACCTACTGATAAGAAGTATGATTTTATTATATGTAAAGATGTCTTAGAACATATACATGAGGATGAAATACCTATTATTTTAAAGCAGATAAAAAATAGATGTAAGATAGCTTTTTTCGTTATACCTTTAGGTGATAACAATAAGTTTAGGATTAGAGAGTATGAGATTGATGTAACACATGTTACAAAGAAAGATGAAGATTGGTGGATAAATCAGTTTAATAATGCAGGATTTAGGTTATTAAGATTTAATTATAAATTTAAAGATGTAAAAAAGAAATGGACTAGTAAGTATCCATATGGTAATGGATTCTTTGAGGTGAGTAGTAAATGAAAGTATCGATTGTTGTAGCATATAATACTCAGTATGAGTTAACATTAGAGTTTCTTGATAAGATGCAAGAGACAACTAAAGATGAGAAGTTTAAAGTTGAATGTGTATTAGTACATGGTTGGGTTAAAGGAGAAGAGTCTCATGTTGAACATCCTTTTGTAACTAGGTATGTATCTTTAGAAAATATTGGATTTTGTAAGACATTAAATGCAGGGTTAACAGCAGTACCTCCTGATAGTGATTACATATTCTTTGTTGGTAATGATTCATTCCCAAGAGAGAATGGATGGTTAGGTAAGTTAGTTAAGACAGCTGAGAAGACTAAAAGTACTATTATATGTCCAAGGGATCAATTACCTATAACAGCAAGGAACCATTTATACATAGATTCAAATGAAGATCATTGTTTTTGTAACATGTATCCATCAGTAGCATGGTTAATTCCTTATAAAGTATTTGATGAGATAGGATTCTTAGAAGAGAAACTTACAGGAGCAGGTTACTATGCAGATGATGATTATTGTAGAAGGATTAGAAATGAATATGGTGATGGTACTATAGTACTTGATAAGAATGTTACATTAGACCATAGAACTAGTAGTGAAGGTAAAGCATTAGGTGTTACAGGTCACATGGCTATATGTCAACAAATATATAATAAAAAGTGGGATATATGAAAACAAAGATAGTGAAGAATTTAGATGAGTATGAATTATATGGTTTTAGAGATGGTGACAGTATATATGTTAATTTAACATACTGTTGGAATAAAGCTAGACAAATTGCTCCTGTTAATACAGTAGATAAGTTTACAATAATTTTTATGGATACTTATATACATGAGACAATACATATAGCAATAGAAGATGCAACAACTTGTACTGATTTTGCTGAGGAGTATGTTGTAAGAAAATTGACAGGAGATACGTTTCCTAAATATTTACAAGAGTGGTATAAGAAAAATGAATAAAATAGGATTAGCAATTATGACTTACAACAGAATAGATTATCTTAAACAATGTTTAGCATCTCTAAAAGAGAATAATTATGGTGGTGCTGATTATGTTGTAGTTGTTGATGATTGTAGTACAGATGGTACAGTAGAATTCTTAGAGACCTTACCAGATAATATACATATAATTACTAAAGATGAGAATCGTGGTATAGCACATTCAAAGAATAATGGATTAGAAGCTTTAATGATGGCTGAGTGTGAACATTTGTTTTTAATGGAAGATGATATACTTATGAAGTATCCAAAGACTTGTAACTCTTATGTAACTTATGCTAAGATGTTTAACTTACATCACTTAAACTTTGCGTTACACGGTCCAATGAATATAGGTAAGGGTGCATCAACAATTGAAGGTATTAGAGTATACCCTGATTGTGTTGGAGCTTTCTCTTATTATACTAAGGAATGTATAGATAAAATAGGTTACTTAGATGAGAAGTTTATTAATGCTTGGGAACATGTTGAGCATACATACAGAATATGTAAGGCAGGTATGACTACACCATTCTGGACATTTGCTGATAACATATTAAACTATAAACTATTAAAAGAGATACCAAACAGTATTGATAACAGTTCTATTAGACCAAGAGAAGATTGGAAAGAAAATATAGAAAAGGGTAAAGAGTATTTTATTAAGAAGCATGGCTGTTGGTTACCTCCAAGACAATGAATAGTCCTTTAGATAAATATCATGAGGAGTATGAGACTAGGTTAAAACGAACAAAGGGTATTGATTATCTTGTGGAACTCTCTGAAGATATAGGTTTTATTAATCAGAAACTTAGGTATTATGATTATTGGTCTAATAGAATATTCAGTACTTCATTAAAGAAAAACCAAGAACATATGTTTAAGAAACATAATTATTTAGATTACAAATTAGTACATCAAGCTTATTGTTGTGCTTTTGAAGAGTCTAGAAGTTATGAGGGATTAGTAGAATATTTAAAAAATAAAATAAAAAAGTAAGGAAAAACCCTTACATTAATTCGACGTCAATATCATCTGATTCAATATTACCATTTTCAAAAGGAATGGTTACATTGAAGTAGAAATATTCTCTGTCTTCTCCAGATTCTTTAGCTTTAATTTTAACTTCATAACTTAGTTCTAAGTCTTTATCATCAAAATCTCTGTCTAAAATCTCTGCATCGTAGATAGTTTTAACTGACACTTCAGATTTTCTATAATCTTCTAGAACTTCTCCATTGTCGAAATAATCTTCGTCTTGAAGGAAATCTACAAGTTCATTTTCAATCCATCTTTCAGCTTCCATCTTGGAATCAACTTCAAATATAATGTAATCTACATCAATATCTTCATCAATTTCATCTTGAAGCATGTCGAGCATAGCATCATTCTGCATTTCTGCTTCTTGTGCTCTTTCCATTGCAGCAATATTTAGAGGGTTCTCAACACTTACGTTAATATACTCTGTTTCTTTCACTGTTTCAGTAACAATTACTTCAACCGGTACTTCAACTTCTACAATTTTCTCTGTCACTACGGGTACTTCGTTTGGAAACATAATACTTCCGCAAACGCCACCTGCACCTAAACCTAGAACACCAATTAGGCATCCACTTAATATCTTTTTTGTTTTCTCTTCCATTTTAAATCACCTTTGTGTATAGCCTCAGCTATATCATCATTATTTTTGTACAATTCAATTAGTTTACTTCTTCGATACTTTAATTTCTAACTTTTTATCTTCCAAATTCAAACTAACTGCCTTTAAGAACTTCATCAAGTACTTGACAATCAAGTCATCTTTCTTTGTTTTTGTTAATGGTGCAATACTTCTAAGTAAAATAGTTGCTCCACCAATAATCTGTAATCCAATACTAATCATATTTATAATTTCCATGTAAATCACCCACTATATGATATGTTAAACCATTCTGATATATAAAGGTTTCGGTTATATCCTTCTGCCTTTATAAAGGGATTCTTATCATAATAGTAACACCAATCTAAAACATAAGGGAATGTTGCAAAAAATTCATCAGGATAATAGGTTACCCAACAATGTCCAACAGTTTTATCCTTATCGTTTGGATTCTGTACATCACCTGCAACAACCCTAATCGCATAAGCAGATACTCTATGAGCACGAGCCATACAATAAATAAGAATAGCACCATCTTCACAGTCACCTCTATTAAATGTAATTGTTTCAACAACTGTTTGCCATTTCTCCGCTACTTTAAATCTTTTGGAATCCGCTTCATAGATTAATTTCTTCTTAACCCATCTAAGGATTTTTAATACAATTTCGTCTTGTGTACCTGTGAATGTAGGTAACTTACCTTCATGCATAAGTTGAATTGTTTGTGATATGTTATCTCCAAGGAACTCTTGAACAGAACTAGCATTAGGTTTACGCCAATCTAATCTGTACCAGATATTCTTAAATGGATTACCTAATCCAAATAATTGAAATAACTTACTCCATTCCATTTTAATCTGCTTTATATACCTTTGTATACATAGCTATAATTGTTTGTTCATCGACGTAAGCTGTATCTCCTGCGTCACTTGTTTTAATCTGAACTGTTATTGTTGTAGTATCATCTAGTAAAAGTAATATATCAGTTACTGATGTCTGTCTTGTACCATAGGAGGTTCCACCATTGTCCATTAAGTACCTTGTTGCATCTGTAGTAAACACATTAAATAATAAATCTGGGGTTGTACCTGTTACCGCAGGAAATGCTGCTGCATAGTAAGTTCCAAGATTAGTTCCAGTTATTTTTAAACGAACACTAGTAAGGTCACCACTACCTGCTGAATGTTTTAAATCTGCTACATATCTAATTCCTGTTAGGATTCCACCATTAGCAGATACAGTAAATGTAGTAGCTGTATCTGTCCAATCAGTATCACCTGTATGTGACCTTTCTGTTGCATCAGTATGTGTTTTTGTATGTATTGTTGTTTCAGTAAAATTAGTATTAAGTTCACTTGAAAACGAAGTGTTTACTCCTGCTGAAAATGTATTTGTAACTGCCATTTATTTACCTCTTAAAAATTATGTGAATGAAATATTGCATTGTCTGCATCCTCTCTTGGTTCTTCACCAAAAGGATATTGTAGTCCACTACCTGAATTGTATAAATCAGTAATTTCGTCTGTTGTCAATATCTTATCCCATACTCCTAGTTCATCATATAAACCAGAACATACTCTATTATTACTTGGATGCATTGTACCAACAACTAAATCTTGTGTAGCTGTACCTGGTGTTAGTGTTGCTGATTGTTTAAATGTACCGTCTATATAATAACTAATTAGATTACTTGATTGATTAAATGTTAATGTATGCATGTACCATGTACCTTCATTAAAAGTATGTGTTGGTATCATGTTTGAGTTATCTACTTTTATAACTGTTCTTGTACTTCTCCAATACATCATAAATCCATTATTAAAGTCACTATCAGCGTTTGATATAAAAAAGTTATCTCCTGAATCATCTTCCATGTTTCCCCAGATGTTAACTGACCAATCTGTTGATGTTGTATCTATTACTGGGTCACCAAAAACTATATACTTACCTGTGGATAAACCACCATAATTATAACACTCATCTACCTTACCACCGTCTCCTGTAGTAAGAGTAGCACTAGTTACAGTACCATCATTTGAACCAACACTATCATTAGGGTCTGTATCAAACTTCCAATAACTTAATAAATTATCACTTAAAGCCATTTTATTCTACTTGTATATCTACTGCTTCTATGTCTTTATAGGTTAAAGCCTTCTTTAAAGATTCTTCTTTTATACAACAGACTCCTCTAAAATCAGTTATTACCTTTTTAATATCACTAGACTTTTCAGTTTCGTATATACCAAGAGCTGCATTTCTTTGTTGGTAAGCAGGAGCTTGGTTTTCAATTGCAAAGGAAGTATTACCATCTAAGATATTTAACTTCCTATCTCTATAAGCATCTATTGTTTGGTCTTTGACAACATTAGTTAGTATAACTTTTGTTTCTTCTAACACTTTTGTTGTACCAGAATACTCTTGCCAATCATTAAGAGTTGGCTTTATTTCTTCAATAGGGTACCATCCATAAGTTATCTTATCTTTGTCTGGTAACAAATAAAAGTTACTAACATTCTTGTAACTTATTGGACATTCTTCTATCTTAATTATTTTTTTATCTTCTACATATGCATATTTCATTTCAATTCACCTAACTAAAGTCTAAACTTTCAACGACATAAAAGTTTGTTCCATCATAATACATACTAATTATATCTGTACCCGAACTTGTTAATGTTGGAGCTGTTCCACCTGGAAATAATACTGAACCTGATGTTGCTGCCCAAGTTAATGTAGCAAGTCCACCATTTACTATTTTCAATAAGAAGTTTCCTACTGATGTTGGATTACCTAATGTCATAGTCATTGTATTAGCTGTTAATGTTACTTTCTGTTTTTGTGCGTTATTCCATGTAACTGTAAAGTTTGCGGTCTTTGAACCATTATCTGATTCACTATTAAATTGTACTGTTTCAGCGTTATCAATTGTATTATTTGACGCATTCATGTCTCCTGAAAGAGTTGAAGCACTAATTGTTTTATTAGTTAATGTTACTGAAGCTGCATTCTTAGTTGCATCACTTGTATTATCAACATTGTCTAATGATAAATCAGATACAACTTCTGAATAACTTCTACTTGATAAACCATCAGCTGTAAATCTAGCATATTCTAAATTAGCTACCGAACCACTGTCTACTTGAACAATCTTATTATCAGATATACCTGTGTCTAATGCGTGTGTATGACTTGTTGATGTTACTTGATTAATTGTAGCGTTGGTTGTTGTACTTGGAGTTCCCATAGTAACTGAGCCTGTTGAAGTAATAGTTGTAAAATCTAAACCACTACCCGCTGCAACTGAAGTTACTGTACCTGCACCTGCTCCACCTATATCAATAGTTGCAGAACCATCATAATATCTCAAATAGTTGTCTGTACCGTTATACCATATATCGCCTTCTAGAGGACCACTAGGATCATTTGTTCTAGCTGTACCAAAAGCAATATCTCCTCTTGTGTTAGCTGCTATCGGTTGGAATCTAATTAAAGGTTTTCCAGTAGCTTCTGAATCAATCTGTATTGCTGTAGCATTACCATCTATATCAGCAAACATACCTATTCCAGTACCATCATGGTCTATATTTATAGCATTACCTGTTGCTGAAGCATTATCCATTCTAAGGAATAATCCATTAGCACTTGATGCCTGACTTACTAAAACCACGGCAGTTGAATTACCATTATGAGCTATATCAAAAGATATTCCTGTTCCATCATTTTGAATATACGAAGCGGTTCCTGTTGAACTAGCATGATCTTGTCTGACTGCTAAAGCTGCAGATGAAGTTGTACCTGTTCTAATACCATCAGCAAGTATTTGAAGTCCTGGCTTTGTAGTTGATTCAGTATCAATTTGTAAACCTATACCATCACCATCTTGATTGATTAATGTTGATACTCCAGTACCTGTTGATGCTATATAAACTGTTCCTGCTGTTGAGGCTTCTGAGTCTATGTTTAATGAATAAGCATTTGAATTAGTATCAATAAAGACACTATCTCCAGTACCATCATTTTGAATCCTCAAAGCATTTTGGTCATCACCCGAGTTATCTTGTTCCACAAACATAACAGGTCCTGCTGAACTAGCACTTGCTAAATTTCTGAAAAACCAATTTGTTCCTTGTGCATCTCTTGAATCTCCTATATTAACTATAGTCTGTCCAGAATCACTTGTAGAATAGAATGTACCCTGAGTGGTTGCAGCACTATCAATATAAATTCCTTTTGAATTGCCGCTAATGTCCATCATCAAAGACCTTCCAGTACCATAATTATCAATATGAAGAGGGTAACCCGTTCCGTCTTGTTGAATTTTTAATGTAGATTGGTCATCTGTTGCATGGTCCTGAACAAACTCTACCACAGCTGCTGCTGTTGAACCTGAATCTAAGTTACGTTTAACATATAACATTCTGTCAGTAGCACCATGTCCAATTGAAACCCTTCTTAAACCATCATTAGTTCTAAAATCTGCCATGTAAGCTGAACTAGCATCTACAGCTCTTATTTGAAATACTGTATTTGAGGTAGCTTCTGAATCTATATCTAAACTTATTGCGTTTGAGTTTTGGTCTATAGTTGTTAATAACACTCTCTATATAAGGAGTCATTACGTTCCATTCTGATGCACTTATTCTTCCTGCAGCTGTTGCTCCACTGTCTTCTATTTTAGTATCGTTCCATGACATGATATTTACCTCTTAAAAATCTGTTTGATATAATAATGATGATGCTGCTGACCCCTCGCTGAATATTAAAGGAAAACTTCCAGGGAAACTAAATCCACCTAATGTTGAATCATATCCACCATCTAATTGCAATACTGCACTATCTAATTCTCCATAAACTGGATGATTTAGTATAAAACTAGTTGTTCCATATGTCCATTTTATAGCTATTAAAGTTCCAGGAATCTGTATTGATTCTGCACTTCTTAACTGTTCTTGGTCTACAACTTCATCAGCAGCTATATTTTCTTTAACTATCTGCTGTTCATTGTTAATACTACCAATAAGTCTTCCCAATTCTTTTGTTGTATCTAATGTATTTGCCATTATCTTCTATCTACTGTTAAAACCCAATCTGTATCAATATCAAATGCTGTTGTTTGTAATAATCCAGGTAGACTTAATTCAATATGTAATTCACCATCAGTAACCGCTGTAAGTAAAGCTAAACCTTTCAAATTATCCCCATTAGCTGTATCTTGTACATTAGCACCACTTATAAGCCCGTTAAATGTAACAATATTATCTTCTCTTGACCCACTTAAAGTATCTCTATCTCCTATCTCACCATCTAATTCTGTAGCTGTAGCACTAACTGTAATAACATCAGTCCCCCTAGCTAAAAAACTAGGTACAAGAAAGGATTCGCTATTCAACCCTTTTGCTAAATTTGTTAATAAATTATCATTAATCATTTTAAAGTGTTCCCTCGTCTTCTACTAATACATACATCTCAGTATTAGTTGTATATTGATATTCATTTACACGTAATAATTTGGATGTTGTGCTTATACTAGGGATAGTACAATCAATAATATTACCAAGTATCCAACCCTTACCCGCTTGAAAAGTAATTTGTACAAGTAATTTTCCATACTTATATTGTTCGACATAATTTTTTCCTAATATAGTTAAATAGTTTTTCAAGTACACTTTAAACTTATCAGCATAGTCATCAAAATCCGAACACTCTGAATCTGACCAACTAGGTGTTGTAGGAAATGGTAAATCATCTAAACTACCTACTCCATAATCAGTTCTATCTTTTTCCATAGTATTCTGTGCCTTCTTATTTTCATCAATTAAATAATAATACTTTCTACCATGTTTAGCCACACTAGCATAATCAGCTACTTTTGTTTGTATTGTTCTACCTTTAGGGTCCAACCCACCTTTTACAATAATATAATTTTTAACCTGTGAAATATCTTTACCTATTTGTAATTTTTTATAGGTATCAAGATTTTTATCAAATGTACCTTCAGTTGTACCTTTTTGTTTTCTCCATACTAATCTATTTTGACTATCAACATACCAATAAAAAGTTCCATCAGTTGTTGTTTCTGGTTCACTATATTCTTTTAAGATATATTTAATAGTCTTATTATAAAATATCTCTGCTACAGTAGGAAAAGCATCTCCATTTTCTTTGGTAGATGGGTTTCCTGTATGCCAAGTAACTTGAAAGTTTGGATTAATTGAAGCCATTTGTGTTAAGGCTTGTTGTAACATACTAGATATATCTAATGCTGTTGCATCTAAAATTGGTAATATAGCTCCTAATAATACTTCTGAAAAGTTAGTACCATCTACTCTTACTAATGACTTATTTGTCATTTCATTTTCAGGTATCTTTTGTATTGACCCTGTCATAATAATATCATCAGTTGTTGCTGTATCAGTATTAACAGTTCTACTTATAATAACCCTATCGTTATTAGTAAAAAATGAATCGAAATTACCTCTGAAATTCTTAACTTTAAAACTAAATGTATCTTTACTATCTCCTAGTTTAGCTGATATGATGGGGTCAATATATGATGTTAACGTTTCTGTATCAGCACTATCCCATCCCTCAATCTGATTATAAGGGGTCCAATCTAGTTTCCAAGTCGTAAAGCTCATTTTGTTTCTATAAAATTTAATGTACCTATTGGCATATGTCCTCTTATGCTGCTTGTTACATCAATAGGGAATGAAAATGATTTCAACACAACAGGTATTTCTGTTGGTGCTGTTAAAGCTGAACCAACTAATGTTTGATAAACTGTAGGATCAAAATTACCATCTGTATCTGTAGTACCAAAGTTTACAACTAAATGTGTTACATTAGTATCACTATTGTATTTTGATTTATACAATGTTAATATATCACTATATGATAATGTATCCGCTTGTGCTGTTATTCTAACACCTGCAATTGAATAAGCTACGTTTTCAAATGTTTGTGTTTGTACATCTGATATTGTTGTACTATTTAAGTCTGGACTTGCATCTAGATTAACTGAACCTGCTGCTGTAACTTTATCACAAAGTATCCTTACGTAATCTCCACTATTAATATCTGGATGTTTTATCTTTACTATATAATCGTCTGCCATTTTAACTTGCGTTCGCTTCACTAACTATTATATCAGTCACTTTTGAAGCTACCTCTTCACCATCTATTTGAACTTTAACTTCGTATTGTGGTATCGCTGCTAACCCTGTAGCATAACCTTGGTCTGGTGCTAAAGCACTTTGTTTCTCCCACTCAAAATAATCTTCCATCATGTTACCAAACTGAGGTGCTTCGTATTGTATTTTATTAACTCTACTAACATCTAAACCAATCTTATCTGCTCCCCATTGTACTAATTCACTCATTAATACTCTGTTTAAAGCATCAATTATTTTATTGAGTGCCCATACAATACCTTGAACAACTTTACCCATTACCCAAGCCATTCCTGCTCCTATCATTATAATTACTCTTAATATACCTCTACCGACAGATTTAAAGAACTCTCCCCATCCACCCATAGCGTTTTGTAATTTGTTAATATAAACTAATACTAATATAATACCTGTAATTAAACCAAATACTAATCCTGCACTTAATGGATTCGCTCGTATCCACTTCCACTGAGTAATAAGATTATTCATAATTTCCATCTTATTAAGTGTTTTAACTAAATTAGTAACAATACTAATCGCTTCAGCCATACCATTCCAAGCTAGTACTCCCATACCAATAACTGTTAATACAGTTCCACCAACACCTAGACCTATAACCATCTTTCTAAATAAACTTTCATTTCCAGATATTACATCAGCAATTTTATCAATCCAAGGGACTAACATAGCTGCTATAGGTTCTAATGCTTGACCTGCAACGAAACCTAGATATGCGATTGAACCTTGCATTATATCAAAACTTGTTACAGTTCCTTCTACACTATGCATGATATCCTGGAATGTTTTTGTAGAAGTTTTCCAAATAGTATTAAAGGCTCTTGTTAATGCCATACCAAAGAACATTATAGATAACGCCCAACCTGCAAACTGTTTTCTTACTGGTCCAACTGCTTTATTTATTCGTTCTATTCTATTCTGAACTTGTTCATAACCTTTTAAATCTGCTGCTCTTATACTTCCTGGAACAGCTCGTTGAAGCATCCTTTTTGCAGCAGCTGCTTGTTTCTTTAATTCAGATAGATTTAAACCTAATGAAATGTCAACATCTGGTTTTCCTGTACTATTACCCATTATCTTTTACCTGCTTTTTTCATTGCTTTGGATTCTTCTTCTTTGATATATCCATGCGTTTTTACTATATTAAATATATAAGGTATAGGAAGCTTACACATTAGTTCAATGCTTATTCCTTGTTTCCAAAAAATATAGTAAATTAATTCTAAATTTGTTGGTTTGTTTGTGTTAGGTATTATTTCAGATAATGCTTTATCTAAATTATACATGCGGTTCTGGTACTTTATCGTTTATGTTAACTTCAATAACAGCTTCTAATAATAACATGATATTTTGAGATACAAACTCATCTAGTTTATTCTCATCTTCATTAGGATAACTCTTCCTGAAAGTTTCTAATATTAATTCATGTAATACCTTTATTGTATCTTCTTCTAGAAAAGACCCAATTCCTTCTTCATCCTTAGACTGAAGTTTTCCAATTACTGAATATAATTTAGGTAAAAACCTACCACTTAAAGGTCTCAATGTATACTTATGTACATTATCTCCAACCTTTATTTCTACTTCCTTTGTAAATATTTCAAATACTGCATCCATTCTAAAATGCCACCTCTTCCTTTTTCTTATCGTCTTTTTGATTGATTTCTTGTTTCAAGAATAATATTTCTTCTTTAATTTCTTTAATCATTTCCCATAACATATCTGTTTGAGAGTTACCTTGCCAATTTTCTAACAATTTTCTTAAGCCTAATGTAAAATTGTTAGCTGTTTCATGTTCACAAAACGATTTAAAACCTGCATGTGTTGCTATATTCTCTTCTGTATCTTCTGCTTTTATACTAAATCTAGTAAAACCAGGAATACCTGAGGTTCTTAAGCCTTTATCTATATCTGTTTCTATTTTTTCTTCCATTTCTATCTCCTCAAAATTAAAAAATAAAAGGGTTTTTATCCCCTTAGTTGTTATCCAAAGCTGTCCAGTCAGGTAAACTACCTATTGCTGTTGCTAATGTCATAAAGTTTGATACGTTACTATCATTAGTTGGACTGAACTTTAATGTCATGTTATAAGTTCTGTTATCATCAGCACTATGTTCCATGTCTAAAACGGATATGTTACAGTTATTAAAACCCATAGATTTATAATTTGAACCATCTGCAGCTTCAATAAATATTGCTTTATTACTTGGAAGTGTTGATGTACTATCAGCCATTGTGTATACACCAGTACCATCTAATGCATAAGTCATAGAATCCCATCTATCTGAATCTGTTCCTATCTTTGGGATAATTTCAAAAGATACTTCAACTTGTTCTCTTGGTTTTTCTTTGTCAACATAACCACCAAATACTGGGTCTGATTCAATGTCTTGAGCACCGCCTGATTTGTTATATGTTTTAATTTCGCCTTCTACTATATCTGAAGAAGCTAAAGCACTCGCGTTAGTATCTGCGTCTACAATGCTAATATTAACTTTATTTCTGCTAATTGCTACCATTTAATTTCACCTTATATTAATTCGTTTGTATCTGCCTGTTGCAGTCTTTTTCTTTATTCCATTAAGGTAATCTCGTGTTGTATACATGAATTTTCTATCTCCGCTCTTTATATGATTTTGAGCTTTGCCAGATGTATGCATCCACCTTACTAAATTAAAATTACTTATCTTTCTTAAATGACCATCACTTGCTGTAGGGTTTCTTGCTATTACTCTACCGAAGGGTCCTTTTGCGTCTGTACCTGTTCTACTTATGATAAACTGATAAGTTCTTCCTGTACATACAGGTACGATACTCTTTGCAAAGTTTTTACCAAGACCAACTAAATCATTGATTGTAGCTTTACCTTCTCTATCCACCTGTTGTAAAAGTCTTCTAAATTTTCTTTCAGCTTTACTAGTATCTACTTTAGTCTTTAAATATACCATTATTCTCTGTCAAATGTAAACGTGACATTTATAACTGGATATTTGGAATCATTAATTGTATTAAACCCATAGTCTGAAGTTACACCTATTAAATCAATACCATCAAAATCTGTGGATTTTACTCCTGCAGTTATCTGGTCTGCTAATTGGTCAACTCCTAAAGAGTTTTTATAATAACATTCAACAAATACATTGATTGTTTTCTTACCTTCAGTACCACCAAATCTATTAAGCGTTTCATCACTCTCAATTGGTATTATAACTACTTGTGGCTTCGTTGTATATTTATCATTATATTGAGCATTTATACTAGCAACCGTGGTTGCACTAGTTGAGGAATTAGTTACAAATGGAGCTATCCCTACTATAGCTGTACGTATATCTGTCCATACAGTTGTTCTTAAATTTGCATCTGTTACAGTCATGGTTTGTGCCTACACACTAAGAAAGGTCTATACCTTAATTGTGATCTTTTGCTAACCTTACAATGGTTACTACATTGTCTGGTAAAAAGTTCTTTGAGATGTTTAATACTTCCCATACATTACTATCTATTTCTGTCTGATCTCCAATGTTAATTATTACATCATATCTAACAGCCATATCCATTTCACCTTCATTCAAGTTACCAAAAGCTTGATGTGTTCTTTTGTCACTTGTAATATCATAAGGTACTACAGTAATAGTTGATAATGATGATGCTACTGTTTCTTCTTCTCCTCTATCATTATAGGTAGGAGATGTTAAACTTGTTAATACTACTTCTTTGCCTATGACAGCAAATATCTCTGTGTCTAAATCATTTCTAATTTCGTCTTGAAGAGCCATCTTAATAATTTGTGTATCTTAATATACCAGTACCTTTTACAAGTTCTGATTTTAAACTTTGTATATCCATTTGGATTTCTTTATATTGTCCAACACCAACATCTGCTGCTTTAACAATACTAATACTTCCAACACTAACAGATTTACCTGTAGCTTTCTCAGTTATATCATTTTGTATAGCTGAATCTAATACTCTTTTAGCAACCATTTTAGTAGCTAACTTTTGTACTGTGAATGGTGTGATTGCATATCCTGCATTATAATCAATATAAATTCTTCTATCACCTTCTTTTGGTGACCAAACTTGAAATAAAGGTTTAATTTCTCCTCTATCTGTATACACAACAAAGTCTGTATCTTCAACTTGTGTATCATCTAAAGCGTAAGCACTCGTTCCTAAAGCACCTGCTGAACTGTATAATAATGAATTAACTGAAATAATTGGTGCATGTTCTAATTGGATTCTTTCTGAACCATCATAATCTATATATTCAGTATACTGAGTATCACCATAATTTCTTCCACCAATATCATTAATATGATTTGAATCTTCTTCAATCCATGATGTTACAGCGTTTAACGTAGGTAGAGTTGTAGTACCAAATGCTGTACTTAATCTTAATTCTTCTTGTATTTTTGCTGCTGTAGTATATTCATATGCCATTTTAAATTTTACCTATTAATAATAATGTGATACCTGCTATAACTGAACAGATTGTAACTATAATTCCTTTCTCAACCCATTTCCCTGCAAATTTACTATCTAGGTTGTCTAACTTTTCTAATACTTTCTTAAAATCTTCTCTTTGTTCTTCTACATGGTCTTTTAGAGTATCATTTATCCCTTGCATTCTAGTTTCAATCACTGCCATCCTCTCTGTTACTGTTTTAGCCATTTTAATTATCAACCAATAATATCTCAAATGTAGTGTTTAATCCACCACCGTTTGAACTGCTTATTGCACTTACTCTTATGTCTGTTCTTGCAGGTATCTTGCCTGGTAAAGGAAAAGGCATAACCATATAACCTGAACCATCACTTGCTAAACCAAATGTTTTCTTTAATTGAAATACTAATCCGTAAGGTCTCATCATTAATTTACCTGAGAGACTATAAGCTCTTGTAAGTCCTATAAGACTGTTGGTTCCTTGTAATAAATATCCTGTTTTATCGTTTGGTATGGTATATAAAGCCATTAAAGTTTGATTATTACCCCCAATTATACAAGCATAATCAACTGTATCAGCATCATTAATTGCACATATTTTACCGACTATGTCCGAAGTACCTATATTTTTTAATCTGAATACTCTCCATAAAGGTGTATCTAATATAACTGCCGTTGTACCAGTAAGAGTCTTAGTCTGAATAACTAAATCACCATTAATATCTAAACCTTGAACTTCAATAAGTTCCGTATCAGCTGCATTATCACTAATTAATCTTGTTATTGGTGCAGTACCATCTGCAGGATAAGGGTAAGTTCCACCACCATCCCAAATATCTTCATAAGCTCCAGTTCCAATATCATCGTTTTGTCCAAACTTTGACATTATCGTATGACCTGCTATTTCACCTTTAGCTACTCTTAATAAAAAGGGCGTTTGAGCTTCAAGTTCCATCTCTTCGATAGCAACTTTTAGGTTACCTGCTGTTGTAGCATTAATATCTGTTATTGTATTATCTGGCTTTGCTGCTTGTAATCTTGCTACAACACTTGTAGACTTTAACATTACAATATTTGATAATGAAATTGTATCAGTTGTATTAAACGTTATTCTTAAAGCGTTTATACCTGCTGTAATTGGAAGTTGAAAAGTTCTTGATGTATACTTAGTATTAACTGCTGATTCATCAATAACTGTTGTAAATGTGTGACCACTAACACCTATTTCAATCTTAGTATTACTAAAATCTCCAATGTATGCTCCTAATCCTACTACGTTTGAAACTATTGTTCTATTGAAATGAACTAAAATAGTTTTTGGATTGTTACTTGTGGTATTAGTTATAACGGAATGTAAATTATCAAATAAATCAATAACGTCTCCACCAGTAAAATCTGTTGAAGTCGATTGGTCTAACCATACATCTTTTCTATAAACACTATCACCATCTGTTGGAACTGGATTTTGTACATCTATAATAGTACCACTATCATTAACTAATTTAGTTCTAATTGAATATTTACCTTTAGTAGTTTGTTCATCAAACTTACCATACTCCATATCATTTAGTTGAAAATTTGTCATTAGCTATTATCAATAAAATATTGTTTCCTCATATCTTGAAGTGCTCCTGAATAACCGTTATGTTCCAGGAATGATCTCTCCATATCATGTATATGTCTATCAGCAAAACCTAATTGTAATAAAGTTGCTTTCATTACATCTGGTGTAGCTTTGACTAGACCTGATTCTCCTCTGTAATAAATACCTTCTTGATCTCCTTTATTTGGATTTGAACTACCTGTTTGACCTTCGTAAAACTCTAATTCTTCATCCGATATATGTTTGTCTGCCATGTTTCAAAAATTTAAATAAAAAAAATAAAAAAATTAAACAGCCTTAAGCTGAGTAATGTTCAATTGTGCAAATTGCTCCAGGGTGTAGTACTTGGAAGTCATATTCTTCATGACCTACAATATCCCAGAATCTACCTAGTGCGTGATATTCACGTTCTATAATAGGGTCTCGCTTGATTGCGTAACCAACTGCTTTTTCTCCTGTTCTAGACATTCCCATCATAACAACGGTTGATGCACTTGATGCAACAGGGATAGAATGACTAACGAAAATTCGGATACCGAATAGTTCTCCAACTAGTCCTCTTTCAATTGCGTCTCTTGTACCAAACTCATTAGCTTTATGAACTGTGGTTAGGTCTAATAGTTGTTGTTTACCATAATGATTAACAAACAAATCTACAGGTGTGTAAAGCAAAGCTTCAATTGATCTTGCTCCCTTAGTGATGGATGCGTAATCTAATGTATCTGTTGATGCAAGGTCTGAAGTAACGGACTTACTATTAACTAATAGTGCTGTGGTTGCTCCTGCAACTGCGGTTGATACACCTAATGAATCTTTCTTTTGTGCCATGGAATATCCAAGCTTAACAACCATTCTTTCAGCAACATTAAAAAATGCTCTAACTGCTTCTTTTCTGGTTATTTGGTAAGCTGCACCATACTCTGTTGGAGTAAAGGTAACTGGTCTTGTGGTAAATGAACTGATTGACACGTCGTCAGTTTCAACTAATGCAGCAGCAGCTGATGGTGCTTCATCAATTGTAACCTTATAGTCTACACCTGATCCTCTGAAATCAAATTGTTCAGTTTGTGGGGTGAAAACTAATTGTTTTTCTTCGTAATCTCTAAGTCTGAAATCCCAAATATTAGGGTTAACAGCAACTGCTTCTGAGTCAGTAGAGATAAATGCATTACTAGTATCTAGTGCTGCTTTCATAAATTCTTTTTTTGTACTCATTTATAATCCTCGTTTTTTTATGCTCTGTTATCGTAATCCACGCCAAAAAATTGTCGTGCACTTCTCTCTTCAAGGTTATTAACTTCTTCATCAGACATCTTATCAACTTTTTCAGTCATTGCAACATCTGTGTTAAATGGGTCTTGAGCAGCAATAATTTGTTTACTCGATACCATTTCGTTAATTTTACTTTCCATTTTCTCTAACTTCTCTAAAGCCAGTTTTTCCTTTTCTTCAAGTTGTTTTTGCAACTCTTCCGTTTTCTTTTCTGCTTCTTCGGCTTTCTTCTGCAGTTCAGCCTCTTTTGTAGCCTGTTCTTTTCCTTCTTCTTTTGCTTTAGTAATTGCTTCTTGAGTATCCTTAGATACCAATTTAGCCTTTGCGTCAGCAATATCCTTCTCAATAGAAGTTAATTCCTCTTTTGTGATTGTAACTTTATCTTCTTTAACGTCTGCACTCATTCTTTTCTTTCCTCTTCAAGTTCATCTAATTTAGCTTGACTACTATCGATTTGTTCTTGGATTTGTTCTTTCTGAATTTCCCAACCTTTAAATCTCTGTTTTGCTAAATGATTTTGTTCTTTAAAACTGAAAGCAATTTTCTTTTTAACTAGTTCCCAATATAATGGTAGTTCTTGATACTTGTAAGTTGGAGTTACTAAGTGATGATTATCACCTTCTAATTGAATTTCAAAAAGTTTCTTATCAACATCCCATTGTTCGGAATAATTTGCTATTGCTTTATCAATATCAATTAAATTTTGTTTAAATTGTTTAATCTCTAATTCAGCGTTTCTTTTAAATTCACTGACAATGTCTGCACTCAGTTCATCATTTACTGTTGCATTATTTTGTTTATCTTCATCTGCTGTTCTTTGTCCCATTCGTTTCACCTATCTGTCTTTTAAATATTTTATTGCATTTTGTAAAAAGTTGATATTGTCCTTAAACCTTCCTAACCCGTTATTACAGTTATTACATAATATACCACGTATCTTACCTGTTGTATGATTATGGTCAATTGCTCTTTGCTTACCTTTTAAATCCGTACTACCACAGATGGCACACTTATTATTTTGTTGATTCAACATTTCTTGATATTCTTCTAATGTTAAACCCCAATCTGCTTTTAATCTTTTTTTCTTTTGCCAATCAGGATCTTTTAGTCTCTTTTCTGTCTCCCACTTTTTATTAATTAATGCTCGACATACCTTACATCCACCAGACCTGCCATCTGGTTTATAGTAACGATGTATATCTTGATTGTGACCTCTTAAACAATATTTGTTTAATTTAGGTCCTGTCTTAGCGATCATCGACTGTGTCCCAATTTATATTATCATGTTCACAGTATATATCTGTATCCACAAACACTGGTATCTTCTTTCTAAACGCTTCGTTAAAAAAGTAAATATCGCTATGTCCTGTAAATCTTGGATCGTAAGTAAAGGGTATTCTCTTTAATACTCTTTTATATATTAATGTACAACCCATCCCACCTGCTTGAACTTGTTTTAATCCTTTGTTAAGGTATTGTGGAAATTCTTCCTTAAACAATAAACGAGTTCCAAATGCTCCTAGTTCTTCATTAAATTTTGGTAATGTTATACAAGGTACTCTCACACCTTTTGATTTATCACCTATATAATATACTCCTGATATTATATCTTTACTATGCTTCATCAGATTTTGTATAATATCTGGTGGACACATAATATCACTTTCAAGTGAAAACAAATAATCATAGTTTTCATCTAAAGCTATCTTTCTGGCAAAGTTTTGTGACCTTGCTAATGCTTCACGTGAATTGGCTCCACGTTCAACATGGTAAGCTTCTAAACCCATACCTTTTAATTTTTTATAAAAGTCTGTGGTTGTTGAATTGTCAACAAATATATGTCTTATGTTTGGATAATTAATAGCCTTTGAATGTTTTAAAAATTCATCAAGACAATATTCTTTTGCTTCATATATAATTGTAAATACTAATACTCTAGGTAGTTTCATGCTATCACGGCTCTTGGGTTCACAGGTGTATCTGTTACTCCAAACGTAAAGCCTAATAGGTTACCTTCAATTACTTTATTATTTTCATCCCTTTCACAATACGCTTCTAACGAAACACCTTTCGCTTTTTCAATCTGTTTTTTATATCTTTTATCAATTATGGTTCTTACCCATAATTTACCTTTTTCAAATACTGCTTTTAAACTTTTAGCAATACCTGGTTTATTTTGAAGTTTTTCTTCAATCTCACTTGCTGTAAGACCACTTTCCATTAATTTATCATAATACAAATGATCAAAATCTCCAACAATAGTCTTACCTGAATTAATTTCATCAGCCCATTGTTTAAGTACTCCTGGTTCATAGGATATACCTTTTGAATCTGGTAATGTATCAACTAATACAAAGTCAATATACTCATCTCCACCATCTGTTTGTTTAATAAGTTGTTTACCTTGTTTAACTTCAAATTCTAATTTAGTAAATGTTTGTCTAACGAAATCTTTTCGATTAACTTCTCTTACTAACCATTTGTTAGCAACAATAAAAGCCATCTCTTCTCCTTCTCTATCAAATACATCATTAAATATAATAACCCATCTAGCTCTGATAGCAGGGGGTCTTTCGATTATATAATCTGGTAAACTAGCATCGTTTGGTCCTTCAAATGACATTATAACTGGTCCTCTCTTGTTGTTGATTCTTTTCCAGTACCAACAACTTCTTCTGATTCTCCTGCACCTTTTCCAAGTCTACTAGGAGCCATATCCTTATCTCTAGGATTACCTGTCTCCATAGGTTCTTCTTTTTTAAACATGGTAGCTTTAAAATAAATACCTTTAGATTCAAAATACTCTTGCATAACTTCTGGAGTCATTGTCATACTTTGCATCATTTGTACTGTTTCAAATACTTGTTTTTCATGAAATCGATCAGAAGGTCCAAATACTAATAAGTTATTCTTCTTATTAATTTTAGGAAATAAATCATAATTATGTGAATCTGCAACAACAGTTTTAACTGAATGTATTCTAGTTACTAAGTTATTACTTTGTGCATCTGCGTTACTTCTACCTGAAGCGTCTGGAATACCTGCATCAATTGGAGGTACTCTCATTAGAATTAAAGTTTGACTATCAAGATATTTAAGTAATAGAGTAATTGAATCTGTTTCTTTCATATCTCTAAGAATCTTAGTTTCCATATCACCATTAGCAATAAAAGGTAACTTGAAATTATTCTCAGTCTTTCTTGCATAAGTTAAGAAATCTTGTACATTTTGTTTACTTGAATTTTTAAAGTTATATAATATTCTATATTGTCCAGTTTTCCATAACCATGCTGTATAACGCATAACATAACTTTTAGTTAATAAATTCTCCCACAATGCTCTTATATCAATTGGTGCCCATCCTTTTGAGATGTCACCTAGTTTAGTCCAAACAATTTCTTCTTTAGTCCATTCAGCATAATTTCCAGTTATTGGATGTGGAACTTTACTTTTATATTTAATTGGGTCACCGTTAGGTTCTGTGATAGGATTTACGTTATCTGTATCTAAAACATTTAAAGACTTAGTATCATTCATATCCTTTACAATCTCTGTAAAGGTGTTGTTATTAAGAAATAGTAATGCAAATGTTTTCCTAAGAATTTCTGTTCTGTATTTAAATTTAGATTGTAATCTTTCCAGTTCATCATGGTCAAGTTTTCTGGAGTCTCGTTTGATAATGTTAATATTGCCTTCCATACATTTATCAACAAAATGATTAAATGCACCTCTAGCTACTGGGTCATTATTAATAGCATTAATAGTTGCTTGAATCGAGAAGTCTGGATAAACCGTGGCTGTGTCAGTATTCAGTGTAAATGTTGTTAATGCTGCCTTACTATCAGCACTCTTTATATATTTCTTTCTAGCCAATTTGGTATACCTGTATATAGAAGGAGCCGTAGCTCCGCTGTAAAAACCTTAAATAAGGAAATAAGTAAAATTACTTACCTTGTAATTAAGGTACGTAACCTTTATAAAGGTTTCTGTTTTTTTACCCTTTTACGCATAGAATAAGGTATTGTGGGGGTATTATACTTGTAATTCTTCCAACTAACTCTATAAGCTACTATATAGTCTAAATTGTCTAAATACCATCTCGGGTTACAATAAACATCCTCTAATTGATCTAGATATATCTGTTCTTCAAATTCTTTTGTATAACCAGAATTAGATAACCAGTTGTTGTTACCATATAGTCGTATCTCTAATGCCATTCTTCTTCATTCATAGGATTATCTTCAATAAAGAAATCTGTAGCTTTAGGGTCACCTTTATTACGATAATTCCTAGTGACTTCATCTTTAGGTACAAAAAACTTCCTACGAATCATATATGAACTATCTAATTCTTCAAAGGTTGTTTCTCGCTTCATATTTTGGTTCCCTTGCTCTTTTCCATCTATCGAAAATACTTCCTGTTTCTTCTCCTTCATAATCAAAAAACTCCATTTTACCTTCTTCTACTAAAAAGAAATAGGCACTTAATATAAAACTATCAATCTCATCATCACTATAACCTGGTGCATGTTGAATGATACTCTGTCTTCTACCACTCATTATCTCCATAGCTAACATTTCAGTTTTTAAATCTTCATCTATAAAACTTTTAATCATACCTTTATTCAACATACTTCTAAAAGCACCATACTTCTTAATCTTTTCACTTCTAAAATTCATTGGCTGTACTTCCCAACCTTTATCAACCATCTGTCTAATTAAATAATCACCTTGAGGACATTCATCAGGTATTATACGTTGTATGTTAAACCTGGTTTTTAACTCTTCAATGTCTTCAATAAGATTATTATCTTTTCCAACTTCATATATCCTTTTATATAACCTAATAACTTCTTCTTGTTCATTAGACTTAGATATAGTTAACACTGTCTTAGAAGTTGTTTGTCCACCAAAATCTACTCCTAAGTCACATAAATCTTTAGTTGATTCTAAAGGAGTGTATGTATCAGTAAACATGTTAAATATCTTTTCAGGTTTAAAATAAGCCTTTTCACCTTTAACAAATCTACAATAATAAGCTCTTTGCACTTCATCAGTCTTACCATCTTTATTCATTTGGTTAACTGTCTTCATAACTACTTTGTAGTAGTCTGGTGCTTCAATACGTATAGCATCAATAGTAAACACCACAACATCAGCAGGGGTGTCTGAATAGAAGTTATCTGGGTCGACCATGCGGTAGAAAAAACCAGAACTAACCCAAGGAGTACTAACATATATTCTAACAGCATTAGTACTGTTACCTGTCGGATATAAGTAATCATAAAAGAACTGATCTGAGATTTTATCCGTTTTACCTGCTTCATCAATAATCACCACACTAGCGGTTTCACCAAGGACACTACTCGTTGGAGGATACGATTTAATTGTAGAGCCACTCAGTGAACCTTTTAATAAGAAACCATGTTTCTCTTCATCATAAGGTCTAAATGTAATAGTAGTTGTATTATTAGGTTCTCCGTCATCCAATAACTTTGAAAAGAACTCTTCACCGAATGCAGCTTTATCACTGTCATCCTTATAAGTCCTTTGCATAAACCTATCACCAATCTTCATCCATTTCTTCATTTCATATAATAACTTCTTAGCTTGTACATCAGAAGCTGATGCAATTAATACTGATGTATTCTCAGATAACGTACCTGGATACTTATTAAATACACATACCCAATTAGAAAATACTGCTATAGCTGTAGACTTACCAATCTGTCTAGATGTTAATGCAAGAAATTCTCTTATTAGGTCTTCAGCTTTATCTGTATTACCAGAATCCATAGCTTTTTGTATCTTAACTAGATAATATACTTGCCATGCATATAATCTTAAACCTAACATATACTCAGAAAATACAATTACATTCTTTGCACATGCTTCAATTAAACCTACTGTCTTGTCAGGTTTACGATATTCTTCCATACGTCTTATAAACGCACCATCTACTTTTATTTCCTGCATTACTTCCTTCCTACTACTGGATGTCGAGATAACTGTCTACCTCTACATTTAATACAAATATCCTTTTCATTCATTTGATTAATTGATTCCAATAATCTTCGCGGTCTCATATACATCTCACCGCACTTTATACATTTAACTTCAAATTCTGTTACTAAACCCATTATATATCACCTTATTAATATTAATCTTCCAAAAACAATCATTAAAGCTATAGTAAGTATAACACCTTCTACATAATAAACAGATACAATCATCACCACACCTTCTTATCTATAAATTGTTTCTTCTCTTCTTGACCTTTTAAAGTCTTCTGACTTATTGAATCATTACCAGTAGTTAACTTATCATACTTCTCTTGTTTCTCAAGTAAACCACCTGGGTCCCATATCGGACTAGGTTTAAATCTATCTTTTGATACCTTTAATGGAAATCTACTTAATAATACAAAACCAAATTTACTACGATTCTGTAACAACCCTGCTATAAATGTTGAAGAGGTTACAAACATGTTACCTTCCTCATCAATAAACTGTACTTGTTTCCCTGACTTGGAAAGTTTTACAACTGCCATATCCAATTAACCCTAACTTTATTCGTTGTCCAATATATCTCTACGTTCATCTATATTCTCCAATATAACCTTTCTACCAAATATCTCAACTTCTTTTAAATCAATACGAGGATCACTACCAAATACTATCATTCATCCAACCCCAGTTGTTGTAACATTAAACTAAATTGAAGACCAGTAACAATAACCTTATCAGTACCTGGTATTGGTCTTAAATGATTACTAATAATAGTTCTAACTCTTTTCTTGTCAAGACAATGCTCCATAATTTTATGTTCTGAATAAAACCTATTAGAATATTCATCTTGTTGTAAAGGTACACATTCTTTTAAACTCGGGAACTCTTCTTCAAACTTCATCTTGAATATACAAGAAAGCATACTAATATATAAAGCTTTCGGTTATATAACTGTATATTCTGTCCCTAGGTAGAAATTTAATCTCTATGTGAAAAACTACTTACATATTTACCTCCTATGTCCTCACTACTCTACCCTAGTATACATTATGTGGTTATTCCTGAACTAGTATACACTACACTATACTGTTGAGCTTAGGTCAACATAATCTACTTTATATCAACATAATACTATAGATACCTTTATAAATCTATGTGTTACTAAATTATAGTGACTATAGTATGATGTAGTACTATATTGTATACTACAATGTAGTATACCACTATACTATAATGTATACTACAATAGGTATTAGTATACTACTATATTGTATACTATAGTTGTATATAGTATACTATAGTACTATATATAATACAATAATAGTATACTATAGTAAGACTACAGTATACTATAGTACTATACACTATAGTACTATAGTAATAATATATATGAATAATCAGTATACACATTAGTATACTAGTATATTTCCATTTATAAACCACTGGACACACAAGGTTTATATACTGTACTCCCTTAATTATACTTATCAGAAGATAAAAATAAACTAGGGAGTTGATAAAAAATGACTGATATATATGCAACAGATTTAAAAAAAGAACATAGAACAGATAGTTTTATGGGTGAAGGATTTGAGAAGATGTTAAAAGAAGCAGAAGACACAGAGAGATGCTTAATAATTGGTACCTTCTGCAAGAATAAAGAATGGAGATTAGACTAAAATGAAAGAAGAAATATTTAGTTTGATAGTATGCAGAAGTGATGTAATAGAAATGTTATCAAAGATGGAGGAGAGAGACTCTCCTGCAATAATGATACAAACCAAACAGATTGATATTGACCAAGTATCAATAGAAAAAATTTAATTTTTTATTTTTTATTTAAAACTGACGAGGTAAAAAAATGATAGTTAAATGCACTAAATGTGGAAGTAAGAGTTTAAAAGCAGAATTATTAAAAGATGATGATGAAGAATTTAGATGGTTACACTTAACCTGTAAGAAATGCAACAACACTTTATTTTATAATGGTGCTTAAAATGGTACAGAGTGATAATACAATGACAGAATACAGAACTTATACTAATCAAGAGATAAAAAGAGAGTGGGAGAGATATAAAGATAGTCACAACTCCCCAAAGGTTATGGATTTTCTAAAAGAACTCTAATACCACTCTTTTTTTATTTATCTTACTTCTATTTCTTAGTATTGTAATATGTAACTAGTAGTATTATTCTAATTTGCTTCTGAGTACCCTTTATTTGCTCTGTATGAAGACTTTATTTGTTTTAGGTATGCTAGTATCAAAAACATTATCGTTGATTCTAGGTACCTCTATGAAAGCATATACTAGAGTATCTATATAATAAGAAAAGGAAAGAAATTAATACCTAAAAACTAAGTCTTTCTTTATTATTTTCTTAGCAAAAACTATCATCCAATTGGTAGCAGGTGTACAAATACACACAATAATAAAAATTAATAATAGTCTTGCTCTTGTTATTCTGATAGCTGAGCCATAAGATTTATTATTCCAGTATGTTAATTCTTTGTATTTCATCATTGTATTATATACTATGATACTCCTATTTATAAATCTTTCGATAGTATTAATAAACAAATGCTAAGTTGTTACTATCTTGTGACACTGACTACTAGTGAATGGTAGATAAGTTTATATAGTAGTTCATCCTAAGTATAATTATATCAGAGGTGATACAATGGATTATATAAAATTTGTACCAACAACCAACACAATAAAAGTTATTGGGGAACAAGTCAAAGGATATGTAAACTTTAATATATATATCCAATGACTTACTTTTTATTTTTCTTTATTTTATTTTTTAGCATTATAATTTATAAATTAATTAACTAAAGATTAGTGACAACTATAATATAGTATATATTATGTATACTATATAATACAACATAAATAAAAGAAAATGAATAACAAAATATATAATATAATGAATCTTACTTTAAAGGCGAATTATACTTTAAAGGCTCCTAGTATACTAATTAGATTAAGGGAATATACTAAAATGTATACTGGTTTAGAGGCAAAAACGAAACATTTATATATTTAAGGCAACTTACTATTAATTAAGCGAACAAGTGACGACAATCCAACACCTAATACTAGTTACGGAGTAGGATTATTGATTTTAGAGAATACAATGACTTTCAGCCAACGTTGGCAACTTAGTAACCCCAAACAAGGAGGAATAAAAAAATGCAAGAAGGAAACGAGATTAAAGGATATTATGGCAGTCAAAACACACCATGCACTATATTTAGTTATAAAAATTGGTATGTAGTAGAAGGTTCTGTAAATGTAAATAGAACATATGAAGAATTAAATTTAGGTGTAAATGTTGAAGAAATAGACGATTTTGACGTTTTCACAACATCAGAACCAATTAACACACTTGAAGAATTAAAAGAGGCTGTAGACGATGAATAAAAATATAACACAATTAGAATTTAAAGGGGATGATTTTGACACTGCGGAAATGATTGCAATAAACTTAGGATATAAACAAACAGCTTATACCTCAACAAGTGCTTTAATAGGTTTGTTTTGTCTTATCGATGGTAAAGAGTATATTAAAGGAAAAACTAGCGGTTGTATTATTAAAACAAAAGAGTTTGGTTTTATGTTTGTACAAGATATGGAAGACCTAAGACTTAAAGAGGTGGTTTAAATGAACAATGAAATTTGTGAGGGTTGCATGTTTTTAACATATGAGAAAGAAACAAATACTAATATTTGTACTTTGAACGGTAACTGCAACGAAAATAACAAGGAGGTGCTTTAAATGGGACATTTAGTAGAATATAGGATATATTTTAAAGATGAAAAAAGTTATAACACAATTGCAAAATATTTAAATGAAAAACATGAGATTAAACATAATGAATGGGATAAAGATACAGGATTAATTGAATTTGAAATGCACCATTCTTACAGGTTTAAATTAGCAGAGAACTTTAAAGAAAATAATCTTAAAGCTAAGTGTAGGATAGATATATATTACACAGAAAGAGACCCAGATGAGGTACAAGAATATAAACATTAAAGTGCTATAGTATTATAGTTAACTTGGTTTATTCCTAAAGAGCAGTTAACAATATTATTTAGTTGCCATCCTCCCTGTAATACTATAGTGTATAGGTTATATTTAAGGCTTTCGGTTATATATACCGATTTAAGGGGAAAGATTTATAAATCTTTGCTTTTTAGAGTGAATGTATACCAAAATATAAAAAGGTGAAAAATGAATGAATATGATTTAAATGATTGTGACCCAAGCGGTCAAGGTTGTGAGAACTGTCCAAGATATTTGGATGATTGTGATGGTAAGGAGGAGGAATAAAATGAAATTAGGAAATAGAATGAAGGAATACGAACAAGTGTTTAAAGTAAAACTCCCAAAGAAACATCCAGTAATAATAAGGGTAGATGGAAAAGCCTTTCATACTTTAACACGAGGGTTAGATAAACCTTTTTGTAAACTCTTTATTAAATGTATGGAAGAAACTTCCAAGTATCTTTTGGAGAATGTACAGAATTGTAAAATGGTTTATACTCAGTCTGATGAAATCAGTTTATTATTAGACGACAGAGCGACGGAAGAAACAGAATGTTATTTCGGTAATATACTCCAAAAATTAGCGAGTATTACTGCTTCAATGTCTACATATAAGTTTAACCAATTAACTCGTAAAGAGATAGATAGAGAAGGATTGTTTGATTCAAGAGCCTTTATATTACCAGACAATGAAGTACCTAATTATTTTTTATGGAGGATGCAGGATTGGAAGAGAAACAGTATTCAGATGTTAGCAAGGTCTTTATATAGTCAGAAACAACTGTATAAAAAAAATAAAATGGATATGATGGATATGATGATGGATAAAGGAGTTAACTGGGCTAAGTTGTCGCCTAACCTAAAAAACGGAACTATACTCATAAAGGAGGATAGAGAAGTTATGAAAACTTGTAGGAAGTTTAATTATAAGACATTAAAGGAATTTATAAGTGAATTATAAGGAGGAATAAAGAAAATGAAAATAAAAACGATATGTGGATTAGTTAGCGGTTTGATAGCACTTGGTAGTGTTGCACAAGCTGAGCAACAAGACTATAATAAATTTAAACATTTGTATTTTCAAGGTAGTCGAGGAGCAATAGCTTTACAGTATGACACTGACCACGATGGAGTAGCTGACCAGATGTATGTCTATAGAATTCAAGGAGCTACAAATAATGGTAGTATGTTAAAGGGTGAGTTAATGTGTGTTTATGAGGATAAGAATAAAGATAATCGATTCACTTCCGATGAGATGGTTTATTCAAACCCTAGATATAACAATCCTCAAAAGAGAGAGATAAAACCAGACTTTGGAAATAAGTTGGATGTATAAAAATGAAACTAACAGAAAAACAAACAGATAAAATTCTAGATACGTTAAAAGGAAGGAGTTTTTATATTATTGATACAGATAATTCAACAGTATTAGAAGGTTGTGAGACAATAAGCGAAGAATATTTTAACGAAGTAGTTAATATAGCCTTGAAGGATGAGTGAAGTGTGTTTAAGTTGTGTTTATTATTGGAACGATAAATGCAATAAGACAGACAATGAAGGATATTGTCAAAGAACTAAGGAGGTTAGAAGACCATGAAAATAAAATGTCAACATTGTAATTTAGAAATAGAATATTTAGATTATAGCATTGGTTCTAAAAGATGGTATCATAAACATAATGATTCAAGGTATTGTTGTAATACAAGGGGAGAACCAGAAGAGGAGGAAGAATGAAAAAACAAGAAGATTTAACGGCACAAGACTTACTCAACATAGCATATAATAAATCATATGCCACACAGATTGAAAGTCCAATGTATTCACACGATGATATAGTACAAGATGCGATGAAGAATATATATGCAAGTAGTATGAGTAGACCATTAAGTATAATGTATTATTCAATGTTGAATGGGTATAACAGGAGAGTTAAACCAGACTTGACAAGAGCTGAATCATCTGATGGAATTGAAGATTGGAACTCTCGTTCAGATAAAATGCATAAGAGTATTGATGATAAAGTAGCAATTAAAGAGTTCTTTGATTGGTTACCTAAACAACATAAAGAGTTGTTTTACAGGAATATTATAATGGGTCAAGATATGACAGAGATTGCACAGTATTTAGGTGTTACAAGACAAGCATTACACGTTAGAAAGACTAAATGTATATTAGGGTATCAAATAGAGAAAGGTATAATTGGAGGTAAGAAATGAAAATCATAGCTCGACATCCGACTAGTTTAAAGATGGTTGAGTTAGATTATAGTTCAATAACACAAGCAAAGAAAAAGAATCCAGATTTAATTAATTGGAGGGTTAAAGATGTCAGAAGTTAAGAAGTTTACAAAGGAACAATATAAAACATTCCTCCTTAATATAGGTATTAATGAAGAGGAAGCAGAAGAGATTGCAGACAATGCGATTAAGAAGAGGAGATAGACAAGATGATTAGAAGAAAATATACAGCGTTTGGACATAAACTAGCAAACATTAAAACAGATAATGTTGAGTATGTAATTAAAGACAAAGAAGGAATAGCTTTTGGATACTTTAAGTTTAGGTATGACAGAGACAAAGCATTAAAGAGATTCTGCTTTGGGTTTCCAAGTGAAGCAGAGAGGGTAGTAAGATGAATATGGAACAGTGTTGTATTACAGGAGAAGTATTACCTATAACTCGTATGACTACAATTGCGTGTGGTTCATGGGTTGATTATCAGTATTATAGTAAATGTTGTATGGTGTTTAAAACAGGTAAGATTAACTATGGACATTTGGATATGCTAGGACAATTAACGGAACGATTAAAGAAGATGTTAAACCAATTAGTCATCTTAGTAAGAAAGACAGCTAAACAAGATGGTATGAATGATCACGAGATGTTACAACTCGTATTAAGTAAGGAGGAGAAGAAAGCATTATATATATATCAGAAAGATTCAAATTGTTTAACCTATCAAGAGATAGATTATTTAATGTCTGAGAGTATAAAAACATTAAGTGATAATCTTACCGACGATAAAGCATTAAATGATAAAAATAGTGGAGCTAACATACTATTAAAATCAAGGTATACAAAAGTAAAACCAGTGCTAGGATATATTCTATATAACCAAAAGCTTTAAATATAAGTAGTGTGTTATAATATTACAAGGAGGAATGATACAAATGAATGAGAGAGAGAAAGAATTAATACAAGATATCTTAAAGAATAAAATTTCTACTGCTGCTTTTAGTGGAATGATATTTAATGCAGTTGTAAAAACTAATAGACCTGCGAAGGAATTAATTACAGAAGCAATTAATGTTAGATTAACATTAGAGGATATGGGAAAGTGAATAAGAAAGTTAGAATTGAATATAATGAACAATCAAAAGCTGTTGTTACTAGTGTTAAATTAGAAGCAGAAATAGAGAGTATACAAGATACAGCAGACTTACTTAGAGAAGCACAAGATTTGTTTGATAAAGCACAAGAGTTTGCTCACTTGAAAACAATACAAAAAATGAGAGGATAGAAGAAAATGGATATAGAAGATATGAGTATAGAGAGTATTGAGAAATACTTAGAAAAGAAGAAAGATGAAGACTTAACAATTATTGAAGAGATAAAGAAATATCCAGAGAGATTTGAAAGGTTAACTGGTTCAAATTGGGTTGATGTTAATGAGTGGGATTCAGTAGACTTTGAAAAACTAATAGATA